ATGCACAAAGGATTTGATCACGATAAGTTTGCTGCTGATTGCGACTCTAACGATATGGATCAGTTAGTGAGTTACAATTCAGATCAATTAGTCAAGGATCGCTTTAAGAACTGGAACGCTGCTGAGTTTGATCTCACATATACAATGCGTTCTGTTGGTGAATATATGCGTGAGCAAAAACAACGTAAAGAACTACTGCTTTTTAATTATGGAATTGAAGGACTGGTTAAACTCGATCAATCAGACGAAGCAACACCTGATTGACGAAGATCCTTCACTTGAGAAGGAATATGCTCCTTATATTATCAATCGCTGCCTCTCTGGGCACATTGATTGTATTATGTTTGCAAATGAAATGAATCAATATCATTTCCTCCCAAAGAAGTTGCAGTATGACTTTTTTATAAATAGTCTGAGGAAAAAGAAGAGATTTTCTCCCTGGCTCCGACAAGATAAAATCAAAGACCTTGATTATGTTAAACGTTACTATGGATATAGTAATGAGAAGGCAAAACAAGCTTTGAGGATTCTTACTAAAGAACAACTTAATTTTATAAAATCGAAATTTGAAACTGGAGGAACAAAATGAGTGTCGTTCAAGAACCTGAAGTGAAGTGGACGCCCGACCAAATGGTGGAAGTGATTCTTAACGAACCTGATGACTTTCTAAAGGTACGTGAGACTTTGACCCGAATCGGAGTTGCTTCAAGAAAGGAAAAGAAAATCTATCAGTCTTGCCATATTCTACACAAGCAAGGTAGATATTATCTCGTTCACTTTAAGGAACTGTTTGCTCTGGATGGCAAACACGCAAACCTGACTGTGAATGATGTTCAGCGTCGTAATCGTATCGCCCAACTTCTTGCTGATTGGGGTCTGATTGATATTGTTGATGTAACTAAGATCCAGGATATTGCTCCTTTGAATCAAATTAAAGTTCTTGCTTACAAAGATAAGGGGGATTGGATTCTGGAAACCAAGTATAATATTGGTGCTAAAAAGAAAAAAGTTGAGGATGCTGAGTGATGTCTGCTGGAAGTTTTGAGTTTCGTTTTCGCCATCAAAATGAAGAAGCAACTTGGTACAAAAATCCAAATACTAAGTTTGCTCTTCCTGACGAAGATGTCAATATCACTTGCGATGATCCATATCTAAATGAAAATCAATTTTTAGAAATGGTTCGTAGATTCTTTATTGCTTGTGGGTATACCGAACAACAATGGAAAGATGCACTACAAGTTCATCTTAAAGAAGTAGAAACCGAATAAAAACATACGGGGTTCAACACCCCGTTTTTTATGAAAAGGATTATAATTATATACGGATGCCGAAAGGGTCCACACAACACAAACTCGCTGTAAAGGAGCTACCATAATGACGAACCTCACAAGGTATACTGCTGCGGATCTTCCTGCCTTAATGGAAAGAATTACTCGCAATAGCATTGGAATGGACGAATATTTTGATCGTCTATTCAATCTTCACGAAACGACAACAAACTATCCTCCTTATAACCTAGTGCAAATAAATAACGTTGAATCCCATCTGGAACTTGCACTCGCTGGATTCAAGAAAGGAGAAGTCAATGTTTTCACAGAGTATGGAAAACTTTTTGTCGAAGGACAAAAGGCGGATACAGAATCGGATAGGACGTTTATCCACAAGGGAGTGGCTAGCAGAAGTTTTAAACGAGCGTGGACTTTATCCGACGACACAGAAGTCAGGGAAGTCACATTTGAAGACGGACTTCTACGGATCGTACTTGGGAAAATAGTACCAGAGCATCACGCCCGCAAGGACTATCTCTAAATAGAATTGAATATCGTCGGCGCGGGGAGCACCTGGCAAAATCCAGGTTGACTTCCCCATTTTTTTGGCTTATAATGACTGGAGGGATAATGTAAAAATGTCTATCAAACTGTCTTTGTTGAAAACAGGTGAAACTGTTATTTCTGATATTAAAGAAATTATTTCTGATGATAAACCATGTGGTTATATTTTTGAAAATCCATATAAAGTATTGACCGAAAGATCAATACTTTTAACTGAAGAATCTGAATATGACGCTAAGATACAAGTATCTTTATATCCATGGATTATTCTGACCGAAGATGATAAAATCTTAGTATCTTTGGATTCAGTTGTTACTGTAGTTGAACCACTAAAATCAGTTAAAGAAATGTATGAGGAAAAGGTAAATGGAAAAAACAATCAAGTGTCTTTTACTGAAAGTTGACAATGTAATTGTCACTGAAATTATTGAAGTTGGATCTGAACTTGGAGAACCAGATTGCAAACTAATCAATCCTTACAGAATTGATGCTGAAGGTAATCTTACTCCTTGGCCAAATGTAACTGATCAAACCGAAATGATGATTCACTCTGATAGTATTTTAACTATTGTGGATCCTAAAGAAGAAATTGTTACTAAGTATCTTGAATTGACTGCATAATGCGATTTTATACGAATGTTCAGATGGTTGGGGACCACTTCTTGGTTCGAGGTTATGAAGATGGAAAACATTTCATGACACGGGAGAAGTTTAACCCGACTCTTTTTGTCCCTTCTCAAAATAAAACTAAATATAAGACTTTAAACGGAGAATATGTAGAAGCAGTTCAACCTGGTTCGATTCGTGATTGCCGTGAATTTATTAAAAGATATGATGGAGTAGAGAATTTTAAAATCTACGGAAATACTGGATATATCTATCAATACATTTCTGAGATGTATCCTGAAGAGGAGATGAAGTTTGATATTAGTAAAGTCAAAGTCACGACTCTTGATATTGAGGTGGCATCGGAAAATGGATTTCCTGATGTAGAATCTGCTGCCGAAGAAGTTCTATTGATTACGATCCAGGACTACTCTTCCAAACAGATTCGTACTTGGGGTATGGGTCCGTTTAAGAATCAGCAGAAGAATGTGATTTATCGTTCATTTGATAATGAGCGTGATCTTTTGATGAACTTCATTAACTGGTGGATGGTTGAAGAAAATACTCCAGAAGTTGTGACTGGATGGAATGTTGAACTGTATGATATTCCATATCTGGTTCGTCGTCTAGATCGTATTCTTGGTGAGAAGTTGATGAAACGTTTTTCACCTTGGGGTCTTGTGACTGAAAGTGAAATTTATATCGCAGGTCGAAAGCACATTTCATATGATGTTGGTGGTATCAGTCAACTTGACTATCTGAACCTTTATAAGAAGTTTACTTATAAGGCACAGGAGTCTTATCGTCTTGATTACATCGCTAGTGTTGAACTCGGTCAGAAGAAGTTGGACCACTCTGAGTTTGATACGTTCAAAGACTTCTATACTAAAGGTTGGCAGAAGTTTGTAGAGTATAACATCATTGACGTGGAACTTGTTGACCGTATGGAAGACAAGATGAAACTGATTGAACTTGCCCTCACGATGGCATATGATGCTAAAGCAAACTATACTGATGTATTCTCACAGGTACGAATGTGGGATACAATTATCTACAACTATCTTAAAAAGAGAAATATTGTCATTCCCCCAAAAGAAAAATCTGATAAAGATTCCAAGTACGCTGGTGCATATGTTAAAGAACCTATTCCTGGAAAGTATGACTGGGTTGTGTCTTTTGACCTTAACTCGCTATACCCTCACCTCATTATGCAATACAACATTTCGCCAGAAACTCTTCTGGACGAGAGGCACCCAAATGTAACTGTTGATAAGATTCTCAATCAGCAAACCAACTTTGAACTGTATAAGGACTATGCGGTCTGTGCTAACGGGGCAATGTTTCGTAAAGATGTGCGTGGATTCCTTCCAGAACTGATGGAGAAGATCTACAAGGATCGCACCATCTACAAAAAGAAAATGCTTGCTGCCAAACAAGAATATGAGAAGAAAAAGACAAAAGAGTTGGAAAAAGAGATTGCTCGGTGCAACAACATCCAAATGGCGAGGAAGATTCAACTTAACTCTGCTTATGGTGCTATCGGTAATCAGTATTTCCGCTATTACAAACTAGCAAACGCAGAGGCAATCACCTTGTCTGGTCAGGTTTCTATCCGTTGGATTGAGAACAAGATGAATGCCTATCTCAATAAGATTCTAAAAACTGACGGAGTGGATTATGTTATTGCTTCAGATACTGACTCTATCTATCTTAATATGGGTCCTTTGGTTGAAAGTGTATACAAGGGAAGAGAGAAAACTACTGAAGGCGTTGTTTCGTTCCTTGATAAGGTCTGTCAAGTGGAATTTGAAAAGTATATTGAAAGTTGCTACAAAGAACTGGCTGAGTATGTGAATGCTTATGACCAGAAGATGCAGATGAAGCGTGAGAACATTGCTGAACGTGGAATCTGGACTGCTAAGAAACGATATATTCTTAACGTCTGGGACAGTGAAGGTGTTCGTTATGAAGAACCCAAATTGAAAATGATGGGCATTGAGGCAGTCAAATCTTCTACTCCTGCTCCTTGTCGCAAGATGATTAAAGATGGTCTGAAATTGATGATGAGTGGCACCGAAGAAGATGTAATTAACTTTATTGATAAGTGTCGTGAAGAGTTTAGGAGTTTGCCTCCAGAACAGATTGCCTTTCCAAGAACTGCCTCTGATGTTCGCAAATATCATTCGGCATCAGATATCTATAACAAAGGAACTCCTATTCACATTCGTGGAGCACTTCTTTTCAATCATTATGTGAAAGAGAAGAAACTTACAAACAAGTATTCTCTGATTGCTAATGGTGAGAAGATTAAGTTTGTATATCTGAAGAAACCGAATATTATTCAAGAGAATATTATCTCTTTTATCCAGGACTTTCCTAAAGAACTTGGACTTGACAAATATGTTGACTATGACCTACAATTTGAGAAGAGTTTTGTAGAACCGCTGAAATCCATCCTTGATTCGATTGGATGGAATGTGGAAAAAACCGTAAACCTTGAACTATTTTTTGCCTAATGGATTTACCTATTAACGATAAGGAACTTGATACAATTGTAAAAGCACTTGGTTTTGGTGGAGACGCTGCTCTTTACCATAAACTAAAACTAGTCAAAGAACTTAAAGACCAAGGTTTGCCCTATAAAAAAATACTTCGTGAACAATATGGGATGGTAGCGTGATGATTAAACTCAATTATTACATCAAAGAGTTTCCAAACACAACACTCTTTAAATTTTTTAAAACTGAAGAGTCAGTAGAGATATTTAAATCTCAACATCCAGATTATGTTTTTATTGGAGATGTGTGATGGACTTTCTTAAGGATATTGTAAAAGAAATCGGTGATGACTATACAAAGTTGGCATCCGACATTGACGAAACAGAAACTTATGTTGACACGGGTTCGTACATTTTTAATGCACTGGTTTCAGGTAGCATATTTGGTGGTGTATCTGGGAATAAAATTACTGCTATTGCTGGAGAGTCTTCTACTGGAAAGACTTTCTTTTCTCTCGCTGTGGTTAAGAATTTTCTTGATAATAACCCCGATGGTTATTGTCTCTACTTTGATACTGAGGCTGCTATTACAAAGTCACTCCTGGAATCACGTGGCATCGACACATCTCGTCTTGTCGTGGTTAATGTTGTCACCATAGAAGAGTTCCGTGGTAAAGCTCTGAAGGCAGTAGATCTTTGTTTAAAAAAACCTGTAGAAGAACGCAAACCTTGTATGTTTGTGTTAGATTCTCTTGGTATGCTTTCCACCGAGAAAGAAATTACTGATGCACTCAATGATAAGCAAGTTAGAGATATGACTAAATCTCAACTTGTTAAAGGTGCATTCCGAATGCTCACACTCAAACTAGGTCAAGCAAATGTCCCGCTCATTGTCACAAATCATACATACGATGTCATCGGAGCTTACGTACCAACTAAAGAAATGGGAGGAGGTTCTGGACTCAAATACGCAGCAAGTACAATCATTTATCTCAGCAAAAAGAAAGAAAAAGATGGAACGGAAGTGGTCGGCAATATTATCAAAGCTAAGACTGCTAAGTCGCGTTTGAGTAAAGAAAATAAGGATGTTGAGATTCGTTTGTTTTATGATGAGCGTGGTCTTGATCGATATTATGGTCTTCTTGAACTCGGTGAGATTGGTGGACTTTGGAAAAACGTAGCAGGACGCTATGAAATTGATGGTAAGAAGTTATATGCTAAACAGATTCTTAAAGAACCTGAGGTATATTTTACCGAAGAAGTAATGCAAAAACTTGATGAGATTGCAAAAGAAGAGTTTAGTTATGGGAATTGAATTAACTGACTTAATTAAAGTATATGATAATGTATTAGATAAATCTATTTGTGATTTTTTGATTCAGTTGTTCGAAGAAAATCAAGATAAACATGAAGTAATTAGAAATAACAGAAAACCAAATTTTACACAGTTTAATCTAACACAGAATGTATC